TGCCTCTCATTCCACGGGTTAAATGTGACTGTGATTTGTTTAAAGAAATCAGGTACATCTAAGCTACCACGGATAGACTCAACAACCGTGCTGAACTTGTCTTCAGTCTCAATTTGATATGCTTCCTCGAACCATGCCCAACAAAGACTGCCGACATCGACCGTGATAGATGTGATTTTGAGTTCATCATCCAAACCACGGAATAGGATTTTTTGACCAGTCGCTTTTATGGTTATTTCAGGCAAAGACTCATTGAATTTAAACAAATGAGTCACCCCAACACATTACACGCCCATTTAAAATCCGTATAAGTTGATTGCTTATTTGTATTCGAATACCTACGAATAACAAGCAAGTTGGCCCAGGAATATTCAAAAGACGGACAACATAGTTTAAAGCGGTTGTCTTGGACTTCTTCGAACCACGGGACCCTTTGACTACACGATAAAGACTTCTTGAGCGCCAGAACTGTCCGTACCCAGCTCCTACTGTCTTAGGTAAGTCAACGACAATATCGTTTTGCTTAATCTGGTATGTCTGACTCATTTGCAAACACCACCGTTCCAGAAACATCCGCCTCTACCTTATCCGTCCAAAGCCTATGCCGTTTACCAAGAAGTTCAGCCGCCTTGATTCTATCTTTAGCTCCTACATCTATATCCGTAATCGTCTGCCCTAGTTCTCCAATGCTTATCAAGGTCTGTTCTTGCGTCTCTCCTCGCATGACTGAAGTTAGATAACCTAAGACCTCTTGCTGATCCGCAATCTTTTCAGAATCAAGCTGTTTCAGTCGTTCATCTATATAGCTTTTAATCTTAGGATTCTTTAGTAACTTATGTCCTTCAACGCCTGCCACTCTATCACTAGAAACACGATAACCTGCTTTCTTATAGGCTTCCGTCGCATTACCTGAGATGATGTACTCATCTGCAAATCTCTTTTGTTTTATTCTCAATCCACTCAATTTTCCATCACCACCTTTCAAACAATCAAAAAAGCCACACGATGTGCGACCTTCTTGCAAGGCGACTACTACCTTGCGTGCGTATTAAATTTTGACTTCTTTTTTATTTTTTGTAGTCTTTAAAACCTCTGAGGGAATCAAACCCTCTAGCTTATAACTTATCCGGAATATAATTAGCTACGCAATCATGCGAGGTCCAGTCGCTTCCGCAACCATTTTTAAGTTAATGAGTGATAGGAGTTAATGAGTGATATGTGAATCCCCACCCAGAAGATTTAACTCATTCTGGGACACAAACACTCAAAGGAGAGGGGAGGACTTGAACCTCCAAGGCCATTACAGCCCCCTGACATTACAGGTAACCATCTACCAATTCTGAGACCTCTCTTTTCAATTCTTGATACTACCATTCTAACAGATTTTTAGAACCGTGCTGTTCCAAAAAGTCCCATAAGCTCACTATGAGGTTAGATAACTTCTTCCAAAGCTAAGACCGCCTCATTTTTTAACCTGTAGTAGGTTGTACGACTCATATTCAAATCATAACAAACGCTATCAGCGGTGCCTTTGTTGATGTAAGTCATTCTTAATACTGCCCTGTACTTTGGATTTTTAAGCCTATTGATCATTCTACCTAATTCAAGTTTTCTGTTAATGACCTCTTTAGTATCCTGCTCTATAGCCTCTTTCATCACTACCAACTGAGTATAGACATCATCAACTTTTCTAGTCTGTCCACCTTGGACTTTAACCTCGGACCATTTAGGGCTTGAGAGCAAACCTGCCTCAAGCTCGTTAATTTCGTCTATACGGCTTTGGATGTCCATGTCCAGATCCTGCAACTCTTTCAAGAGCTCTTTAGCCTTGTTCACTCTCTGTCTCCTTTGTGATATAATAGTCTTTGCGAGAACTATTAGCTGAGGCAGAGAGTGTCTTGGCTTTTTTTAATGCTTAAATTCGTTGACCAGGTCCCGGATAAAGAACTTCCAATCAGATTCTCTAAACGTCAAGAAACGATCTGTAGTAAAATTTCTAAGTCTTTTATAGAAAAGCATCTTTAGTTGGATTGACTCACCAACACTCAGTAAAATACCGGGGAAGCGATGTACTGAATGCACTCTATTTCCGTATCCAGAAATATCTAAATGTATTAACGTTTCTGGATATATGCGCCCCATACTAGCTTCAACTCCGAACTCAACCTTAACTTCTTCTACAATTGGAACTTCGTCAAAAATTGGTCGTGCAGAAAATATTGGCGACGGCGTTTCTTGTTTTTTTCTTCTTCCTGAATATGGATATTTACAAGGTCTCATTTGCGTCCTCCAAACTCCTTATTTTCATAGATGTTGCCGATGATTTCATTTTCTTCAATTTCAGTCCATAAACATACTGCGTCACTGCCCGTATCAATTACCCAAGAACCCTCAAGCTGCTTAACAATCCCTATAAATTCCTTGTCATACTCATAGAAACCGCCAATTTCGTCAGCTCTACCCAAAAATCTAGTAGTTCGTACAATATCGCCTTCAAAGATTTCCTTGCCGTTCTTGTCTTTGAGTCCTGTTGATTGCATGAGTTCGATTTCGTCAAAATCATAACAATAGATATCTCTATCGTCTGGTAAACCATTCTCAAAATAAACTTGTTGTGTCACTATTTCTTTGTTTTCGTAGTCAATAGCAAGAATGTCATCTGAAAAAAACATACGTTTTTCTGTTTTTATCCACGCTCTATATCTTGGTGTCATGTTAAATCCTCCTAAGCATTAACAACTGGAAAATGAATATCACCAATCACTAAAGAGCATACGCTGTAATAATAGCCGTTATGCTCTGCTTCACAATTGGCAATAGCTACAGGGTTCTGATTATGGAAGATAGTTACTTTGTTTTTATAACCAGTTCCCCAATGGTCGGGGATTTCTTCCGGTTCTCCAATTTCAATATTAGTAATCACAGCGTCAAGTGATACATCTTGGAACTCCCCACCTGCTGAGGCACAGCAATCACTTTCAGACATTTCAATAGTGACCTTTGTGCCGTCTTCAAGCAGCAAAAAGTCCTTATCCCATTTCACAATACGCTTAAAGAGCAACAATTCTTTAAGCTCTTCCAACGACCCGTACCTTGCATTTTTCCAATCAGGCTCATAATAGTCTGGTAGTTTAATAGTTTCTGTCATAGTAACACCTCATCCCCAACTTTCACTTTATCGTACACGTCCTTCGTAACCACGAACACCCCGTAGTCACGAATGGTAAGCGTATATAGCTTGCCATGCCGTCCTTTCTCGACGACTTTACCGAATATCTCAGCGCCTGCGTTATCAGCTTTATAGACGACAATCGGGCGCTTTTCTTCTAACTTTTTAATGTAGATACTCTGCCAGATATTCAATCCAGCAGATAGCAGAATCCAGATAGCTATGAATCGTTTCAATTTATGACCTCCTCCTTCAATTTAAGCTCAATCTCTAAGTAAAAGCTTTGATCAGGTATCTCCAGTATCGCTGTAGTGGTTTTACCATCAGAACCAACGATAATTTCTCCGATTGCCAAAACTAAGTCTCCAATTGTGCTATTTAGCGTAAGGCTCATCACTCCACCTCCTCAATCTCAATCCCTGGACAATCAAACACCCAGCCGAAGTTTGCGTCTTCTAGTTCTTTTTGAGTACCTTTATAATTCCTAGCTGTTATATCTTGACTAAAATAAAGAGTACTCCCTGATTGCGATTTGACCAAAGGCTGCCTATTTTTTAAAGTCACCAAATACCGCTTCTCTTTTTCAACCTCGTAGCCGTCAAGCCAAGCAAGACAGAATTTTTCGATGTTATTTTCGTAAAACCACTCAGGAACTTTCTTATCATAATGATCTTCAATTACTCTCATTGCACCGTAAACATGAAAATTGTTTTTCTTTTTAAATTCTATATATTCCGCCACACACTGCGGAACTTTGACTGGTTTTGGTTTATCTAGTTGTTCCAAGTCTTGCAGAAAAATTTGACGAGCTAGTTCTGCTCCTTCAGCATTCCATACACCCTCAAGTTTTTTATATTTCTCAATCAATTCCTGCTTATTCATCTTAGTTTCCTCCATAAATCAAATAAACTGCAATAACTACCTGAGCCATGCTTGGCGAATAGCCAATCCAATCATCAAACTCCTTAGATTTTGGCAACCAACCCTTAGTAGCTCCCAAATCATAGTCTGTAGGCTTTTCATCAGCAAAGATGCATTCCATCGCTCCCATAAACGTCATACCATCTTCTGCCATTTCCCAAAAATAGTCCGCCCGGTCTTTCACCGCTTGTGGTAAATCTTGCTTGGGAGGTTGCGGCTTCCCGTCTTCTACCGTCCAGTTGTATACTTCATTAACTTTTTGCTTTAACTCTTCCATCATCTTCCAACTTCTTCACTTTCCGTCTTAATTCTCATTATCTTCCTCCTCAATTTTAATAACGGCCCTACCGTTTGGGTGTCGTCTTTGGTGTGATGTGTAAGTGTAATACTTTAACATCCTTTCAGTAATTCCTGTCTCGCTACTGATCTGCGCTAATGTTCCAAGCGTAACAAACACATCACCTTGATATAATGCGTAGTCAGCCATCTGCTCCTCATTTCTTCAAATACTCAGGGATTTCATGACCTCAATCTCAACCTCTATCCGTGGATTTAGACTGTAGAACTTGCCTACATCATGTAGCGCTATCTGACCGTCGTCCTGGAAGACGATCCCTGACATGCTGTCATATAGCGCTTTTTCGTAGTTATCTATGTCAGGCTTTTTGCCTACTGGTATAATTTCATCCAGGAGGGCCTGTTGGTTCTTCTTGACTTTAGAAATGTACTGAGGAGGTTTGATATAAAATCTAAGCCGTGCCCTCAAAGCTCCCTCAAGGATAGGCTGACCCATGTACTGATTAGCAATGAGCAGCTGGCAATGATTGCGCCATGTTTTCATATCCTTGTCTTCGTAAGTTGTGGTAAAACTCCCACGTCTTGCAAACCTTGGCCGTGATTGAGGTTTAGGCTCAATGTTCAGGGTCAATTTCATTCAAGAGCCCCCTTAAATCCTGCCATCTCAAAGAGATTTTCTCTGTTTTCGTTTACGAACTCAAAGAATTTTTTAACCTCTTGTAGCGTCTTGATGTTGCTCTTGACTCGTGTTAATGAGGTGAAAAATACATCATTTTTGGGAATTGCCTTAACTTTGCACTTGTAGACCGGTTCAAAAAGGTCACCATTGTCATCTAGTGTAGGAGCCGTGTCTTTGTTATCAAAGCTAATGCTCATATCATAGTTTAGAGTCGTAACGACCTCTATTTTTTGTTTATCAATGATGATAGCAATACGTTCTGTCGCATTGATTTTACTTGCCATGTTCTTTCTCCTGTTAAAAAAGTGTCGTTTGCAAAGGGTACACATCTTCAAACGGTACTCCAAGTCTTAGACAGTCTCGTTTGATGTCCAGTGTAGAGATGACGTACTTGACGCCGTTGTTTTTCTTGTCATAGTGTGGAAAAGTGTACCCGTCATTTTCAATTTTGGTTTTAATGTCCGTTTTGGTTTCAGGTTTCCAATCCACCCAATCCGTCCACTCCATCTCATACCTCATCAAATAAACTTAATTGAGCGTTGTGGTTTTTTATCCGCTCCTCTGCTATACCAAAATAATATTCATCTATTTCAGTTCCTATAAAATGCCTATCCGTTTCTAACGCTGCTAATGCTGTCGTACCGCTTCCCATGAAACCATCAAAAACAGTATCCCCAACATCAGAATGTTTAACAATACATCGTTTTATCAATTCAATAGGTTTTTGATTTTGATGGAGTAGTTTATCTGAACTTACTCTCTTGAAATCCCAAACATCTGTCAGTCGCTCACCGTTGAATTTCTTCCGTCCTTTGTTTGCCAATATAATCATCTCGTACTGTTTTCCAAACTGCGCCTCTAAATCGCCAGCGGTATGATTATTTTTTCGCCATATAATAATATTTTTTACTGAAAAATACTTTTCAATTTCTTTTTTAAAAAAATCAACCTTGTCAAATGAACAGAATATATAAATAGCCGTATCATCTTTTAAAATTCGATAACACTCTTTTATATACTCTTTTATCAATTCAGGATTGTTATCATTTTTGATAACATTTGAAAATTTATGCTTTTCTTTCCGCCAATTTGTTTTATAATTTATCAAATAAGGCGGGTCTGTTACGATTAAATCAATTTTATTATCAGGAATTGTTTCCATAAATTCCAAGACATCTTTTTTTATAATCTTATCTATTTCCACTAACTGTCCCTCCTAAAACGGCAAACCGTCATTTGGGAGGTCAAAGGGGTTAGGATCGGTAAAAGGTGAGCTATTCCCATTTTGGAAACTGTTGCCTTGTCCGTGCTGACTGTTGCGACTCTCTAGCAGAGCTACACTCTCAGCGATTACTTCAGTCACATATCGACGCTGACCGTCTTTCTCGTAAGACCTAACTTGTAAGCGCCCAATGATCCCAATAAGTGAGCCCTTGCTGCAATACTGAGCAATGATGTCAGCTGTACCTCTCCAAGCTTTAAAATTGATAAAATCAGCCTCACGCTCTCCATTTTCGTTTTTGAAATTGCGATTGACTGCAAGCGTGCCCTGCAAGCTAGATACATTGTTAGGCGTTTTTCGTAGATCAGGAGGCGCTACAAGCCTCCCAACCAGTGTGACGTTATTGATCATCTGATTTGTCCCCCTCTAGTGCTACGCTCTCCCAAGAGATACCCTAAAAACATCCATAGGATAGCCATCCCAATCTCTTTGATAAAATCATTCATTATTTCTCTCCTTTGCATTCATAACATACATTTTGACCTACATCTTTTCCCTTGATTATTGATAAGCTACCACATTTCTCACAGCTGATTATGAAACCTAAACCATTTGAATTAATACTGCTTATATTGTTCTCTGAGGGAACTTTGTAAATAATCAATGCGGATGTATGCCAATATTCAGCACTGACTCCACTGTCAGCGACAGCAGACACATTTGATTGAAATTTGATGTCAATCAACTTAATGCCTGGATTTTCGGCAAGCCAGCTATTTATTTGGTCGTCAATCGCCTCATGATGTGGATAATCACATGAAAAAAATACGGTTTTAATCATATTCCCCTCCTGGATTGTGCCACCAGATCATCAGGTCTTCCTGATTATCTCTGATGTACTGCTCAAATATTTCAAAGTGGACGATAGCATGTTTTAAGCGTTGCATACCCTCTCCAGATTTTGAGCAAAAGCTGAAAACTTTAAAGACAGGCTCAATCATGTCAATAATTTCTACGACTTGGCCATTGAGGTTCCAGACGCTATCCTCTCCCACCTTAAAATCTAGGATAAACTCATCCCCTAGGTTGTGGATAACATGCAATTTCTTGCCGTCCGAGTAGATGGCTACGCTGTCAGATATTTTTCTGATGTCCATGGTTACCTCCCCATTGCTCATTGAGTTCAGCCTGAGTCAATGGCTCAATACGTTGATAACCGCTGACTTGATAGTTCTTTTTAAAATCAAATCCGAGTTGACTTAGACCAGCCTTGAAACGGTCTTTTTCGGCTGTGTCTACAAAATACACCTCTAAAGTCATTTTTTGGGTATATCGTTTTAGGTCATTTTCAGCCCCTCTAAGAGAGTTCTGCTCATTTTGAGGGATTTGCTCACCGTCCAAGATTTCGCCTGCCTCTGGGTCAAAATTTGGGGTTCCCGTTGATTTTGGAGCCCGTTCTTGCTGTTTGGTTTGTTGGGCTGCTAAAAGTTCCTGACTTTCTCGCTCTGCTCGTTCTTGAGCCTGTCTGATTTCTTCCTTTTGTTTTTCAAACTCATAATCAGCTTTGATTTGTTCAAAGGCTTCAGCAAGAGTCAAGTCTTTCAGCTGTCTAATGTAAGGTGAGTCAGTCATGCCGTACTCAGCACATAACCCTGAAATAGCTGACTTGGCTTTTTCAAATTCTTGTTGTTTCTGAAACTCAAATGTGACCATGTCATCAAGTGACTTCATAGTGGCTTTTTTAAGCGTCACGCCGTCTGCCATGAAATCGCCAGCCTTGACATACTCAAGGGCCTTTTCATCAAAGAGACGAGGGTCCAGCATGTACTCAGCCGATTTGTTGGCTAGGTAACTCTTAACCGTATCTATTTTTAGTTGTCTTTGATGTTCTTCGATTTCCTTGATACCTTTGTCAAATTCACTAACTACGGTTGCAAATGGGTCAATAATTGACTTAGCATAACTATCCCATGTGTTAGCTGTCTCTGATAGTAAGTTTTTAGTGTCAATGCGGATACGATTTTTAGACTCAATTAACTTGTTAAATTCAGCCCGCTTTGCCTTGTCGTCTTTGAGAGTTCCAGCTGTAGGAATATAGTCCTTGTACTTCTCAGTAGCCTCTATGAGGTCTTTTTCAAAAGACTCTCTAGTAAGTTCATCCGTTGTGATCATCTCATAGATTTTATTGATTTTCTTATCATCAATAACCTGTAATTCTTGCATGTTGTCCTCCTAATATTCAAGTTCACCGTCTAGCAACTCGCCCTGGATTGGCTCCTCAGTTTTAGCAGGTTCAGGATCTGCATGATTTGCCTCTTGCTCTTTGTTGAATTGCTCAATCTGAGCCATCTTGCGTGCTACGACATCCTCACGGCTTTCTTGAGGAGTGACGTCTTTAGGTGTGTTATCCAGCTGAATTTCGTCAGCCTCATAGCTTGCTCCAAGCTCGGCAGGAAACGCCTCACGGTAAGCTGACACTAGAGCTACTTTTCGTATCATGACACAAGGCATAGTATCCCAGTTATTCTCACCTATTGGCTTACCGTATGAGTTCATCACTGGATAAGTAACATCTTTACCTTGTTGTGTCAGTTCCTTAACTCTTGCACGTATTTTAGAATTGTCGTACTCCTCAAAAGATACTTCTGTTTCCGTTGGGTAAGTACGGTCTTTGCGGTACACCTTAGCCCAACCGCCAAGAATTTCAGCACCTTTAGGAATAAATGCTCCTTTTGAGTATTTAATTTCACCATCCATCAGATAGATTACGCCTGCCTCTTTGCCATCAAATTGCGGGTGACTATCTGCTTTCTTTTCAAAAGCTGATTTGGCAGTGACTATCTGGGCTGGCTGAGTTCCATACTTGATAAAATAAATTTCTTTTGTAAATGGATTGAGGTTTTGGGCTTTGGCTTGAGCTATAAAATAGGCAAGCTCCTCATCACTAGCTTTTCCTTGTGGGTCAAGATACTTTCTGATAATACCGCTATTAAGTAGCTGTGGGTTGGTTAAAAAGTCGCCTTTTGCTTCTACAATTTGATTATTCGTCATTTCCTTCTACCTTTCGTTGTGTTCTCTATTCATAGGCTAACAATCTCCTACATAGATCCATTGACCAGCGCTGAAAATCCAATCAGCTGGGTCACGTTCTTCTCGTTCTTCAGGCGGTTGCATTATATCTCTGTCATAATCAAACATGAGCATACACCTTTCCTAGTTCCAGAACTCGCTTCACATATCTGGTCTTTGACGTTAGCCCAAGATCCAGCAATTCGTTTTTTTCTTCATGATTAGCCAAAAGCCATACACGGTTTTCAAGTTCAATTCTGGTCATCTTTCTGCCCCACCTCTTCAGCTTTCACTTCGCTATTTAGACGCTTTATCGCTTCATCTACCGACTTGCCGTCCAAGACGTCCTTGAGTACGCGGCTTACATCGTGCATTGTTTGAGCCTTTGCCTTACTTCTTTCAGTTTCTGGCATCAAGCCCATATCTTGTAGAGCTAGAAACGCAAGGCTGAAAGCGTGCATTTCTTTCTGAAGTTGTTTGATTTTTTTGATTGTTTTTAGTGCTTTAAACATATTGTTCTCCTTTTATTCTCCTACTTTCCAAATTCGGCAACGTGACTCAATTTCTGGTAGTTTTTCATTTTGATAAACCCAATCGTTACCATGAACACCTGATGCGATGTAAGATATAGATTTTAAGTAATCAATCGCTTCTTCTTTTGTTCCAAAAACTCTTGCAATATAGTCTTGGTGCCCCGTCGGTAAGAAATCACGTCCAATCAAACTGAAATCCTCGTTTCCAGTTTCAGTATTCTTGACATAAATCGATATAATGTACATCTACATTTCTCCTTGCAGTCTAGCCTTGATATCAAAGTTTTCTTTGTACTTGTAGGCAGCAAGCTCCTGCTTCAAGTCATAGTTTTCTTGCTCGAAAGCAAAGCGACGCTTGCGCTCCTCAAATAGGTCGTTCATAAGTTCGACTGCTACCTCTCTCCAGTCAAGGTTGACTGATTTAAGAACTCCTTCGAGTCTGAGTTTTAATTTAGTAAGTAGTTTCATTAAGCTACATCCTCCTCGTTGTCGAGCATTTCATTTACAATTCCGTTCCAAATGTCATAAAAACGATGATTTTCTGGGATGATAATTGGTTCATCTGGTTCTAATTTTCGGCCGTAAACATATACTGTGACTTTCATTTTATCTTCCTACTTTTTTAATTATCTTCATCTTGTTTAGGCAAACTAGGAATTGTTAACGACCCTTTTCTGTTGATAAAGTATTGAATTAAAGAAGGATGATCGTCACTCCATCTTCCGTTGTATAGCTCTAAAAAAGTTAATAGCAATTTTTTCTTTGCAAATCCTTCGATATCTTCTGATGTCAAATCTGATTTCTTCAATTGTGTCAACATTCTGTTTTCATCAAAAACTGATGTTGTATACAAAGTCCATAAAACAGATTGTAAAAATGGTTTGTTAGGCAGTTTTGTTTCGTTTAAAACGCGTTCGTAGAACTTACAAAATTCTCTTAACTGTTTTTCGTTTGAAAATACATAATCGCCTTTTTTTAATTTTTTGACTACGTGTGCTGCCGTACCATCACGTCTTCCTGAACCAGCTACGATTACCATCTTGTCACTAAGCAATTCGTTCTCGTCTAAAAATTTAGCTAATTTAACAAATTCAGGATCTCCCTCTAAAGCGAACGAATACACATAATCTTGTAATGCCCAGTTGACAGCTGATGTATTCATCGAAATTACTGTCTTGAAATTAGCGGTCGGATCAATTATGTAGCGCACTGGTTTTCTATGTTTTCTCAAGTAATAAAGACGATGTTGCCCGTCGATAACTTCCATTTTTTCATTTACCAAAATCGGCTGACGTTGTCCCTCAGAAAGTAGCTCCTCTTCCAATTTAGGATTTTCAGTTATTTTTCTATTACTAATTTTGCGAAACATATCATATTCAGTAGTTGTTAAAATTTCATTTGTATTTAAGTTCATATTCATGTTATAATCCTCTTGTAAAGTTTTTTAGTATGCGCCTGATTGCCGTCAGGTGCTTTTTGTTGTCTTCTAGACTGTCTTACTTTCCATTGCCCTGAGTTCTATCTCATGGCTGACTTGTTTCAATAGCTTCTCACACGCTATTTTAGCTTCTCTGTACGTTGTAGATTCGCTGATGAAGTAGTCAGCAAGTTCTATGATTTTATCTTCCAATATTGCCTCCAAAAATCAGCCTCAAGACCGATGTAATATCCTCCTAAATTGCTATAATAATCTCGACTAGGACCTCTCACCGTTTTAGTCAAAATTCCAATAGAAAGGAGGAGTTTTTATGAAATCCTTTAAAGATTTTCGAGAATCTTTAACAGCTGAAGATATGCAAGCTATCTCTGCTAAAGCTAATGAAGCTACTAAACAGATTGACCATACAGACGGATTGCAACTGGGGAAGGTCAGTGGTTTGACTTCTGTAATAACTACT